AATTCCAATGGGAAAAAGCAAAAAAACAAAAAGTTTTTCAAGTTAATGAATGCAATAAAGATAACGATTGGATGCGATTAATAGATCATTCATATTATTATGATAATTCTAACGTAGAAGATACTATTATACACAAAGAGTATTCTTGCGCACATACGCCATCTAATGAGCCTTTTTATCCTGAAAATTTTGGTGAAAACCCTATAATATATAAAAAGTACAATTCAGCAGCAAAAAGCCAATCGAATGTTATTTTTACAGGTAGACTAGCGACCTATAAGTATATTGATTTAGATACAGCGGTGGCTCAAACTATGAATAAGCTAAAATATGGCAAAGAAACAAAATAAAGCTAAAATAGTTTTTTGGACTCATATTCAAGACGAAGCTGAGATAATTGAAAGAATGCTTGATAGCATCGTCGATTACGTAGACTACATCGTGTTAGTAGATAATGGGTCTGTGGATGGAACTCAAGACATTGTAAGAAAATATTTTAATAAAATTGATGTACCAGCCTCCCTTTATGAAAATCCAAATGGCTGGACAAATCCCGGCGTCAACAGACAACAAGCTTGGGATTATTTAATGAGTGTCGACCATGGTTGCGATTGGGTGCTTAGAGTTGATGCTGATGAAGTTTTAGTTGTTGAAGATGATTTTGATTGGTCTCATTTTGAAAGAGATGTCGATTCATTGGATAATATTTTTAAATCTGGCGATTATTGTTTGCCTAGAACTTGGATATGGAATTTGAATAAAAAGTGGAGATGGAGAGATGATGAAGCGCATGAAGAAATTGTTTTAGCTGATGTAGAACCAGAGCTTGAAGAATCCTACAGTAGATTTTTACTTCCGTTTTCTTTTAGGCATGAAGCTAGAGGAGGAGGGGCGAGTTGGGACGATCCAACCAAATACGTTAAAGATGTTTTAAAGTTAGAGCTACAAACTTTAAAGAGGCTTACAGAAGGGTCTAATGTTGAACATGAAAAGTATTATTTATATTATTTATGCCGATCTTTTAACTATGCGTGTTTAAATTTAGATTCTGAGTGGGCATACAAATGGCTCCCGTATGGTAAAGACGACGTAAAGCAATTTCTTAAAAAGGGCATATATTACTATGAGAAATATATCCAGCATTTTGTTCATGGGCCAGATTGGATTATTTATTATTTAAAATCTGAGATTCACGAAGGATTGCATGAGTATGACGAGGTCATCAGATGTTTGATTACCTCTCACCACGCTCGTCCCGACAAATCTGAGCCTGTTTATGATTTATATCAGCTTTATAAAAAGTGGAATCACGAAGAGTCAATGATACACTGGGCAAAAGTATTAAAATCTATTAGACTTGATATTATGAACGATCCTTGGGATTTGTACCTTGATAAGTATTATGATTACAATAAAGACTTAAAAGCCGAAATTGATCAATTACTTAATCAATCAAAACCTTTAAAAAATATTAATATTAAAAAAAATAGGTTATTTCTTAAAGATTCTAAAATTGTGATAGTTTAATTTTTTTTTCTATATTTACCAATAGATGTGTAATATATTGTATGATGAAGCGGTGTCCAAAATCTAAAATTTACTATATCGTTAAATCAGAACCAGAAAAAAAAGAGTCAGAAAAGAGTAAGGCTCGGAATAAAAAGAAAAATTTTAATAACAATGGCTAATAACGACACAAATAAAGAAGAATCTGTGGCTGAATTAACAAAACAGCAAAAAACACTGCCGCCAGCCTTACAAAAAGCCATCCTCGATAGGATGAAAAAATCTGGCGATAAAAAAGGCGAAAAAGGCGAAAAAAATAAGAAAGATGAAGCCAAAGATGAAGCCAAAGATGAAGCAAAAGCCAAGACTAAAGAGCAATGGGAAAAAGTGGACACAAAAGAGCTGAAGAAAGATAGTAAAAAAGAAAAGAAAGAGCATGAAAAAGATGCAATCAGCGATGATAAGTCTAAAATCAAAAAGCTCGAAAAAGGAGCCCCTTCAGAGAAAAAGGGTGCAGAAATTTCTTATTTAAAGAAAGATGAAAAATTTGATAAGGCTAAGGCTGCCGATTCAGTAGTTTGCAGGTCCAAAAAAGATAATGTTTTGGAGGTAGACATTGAGTTAGCTGCACAAAAATATTTTGGAGGCAAAAAGAGGTCAAACTTAAAAGATGCTGACTTCTTATTCCCATCTAAGAGGAGTTTTCCCATTGTAACTCCTGCAGATGTTCCAGATGCCGTTTCGAATTTTGGTAGGATGTCCGGGAGCATGTCTTATGACGAGTTCAAAAGTAAGCTGGTTAGTTTCGTAAAAAAGAAAGGGGCAAAATTTGTCGCGGCTTTGCCCAATACAATTAAAAAGGAATTTGACCTCGCTGACGCTACTCAGATTGCTGTTTTCCCCGACAAGTACGTAGACCCTAAAGATGTGGGTACCTTCTATCAGGACACCCGTCCGATAAATAAAGATGGGTATAAAATCGATGAAAAGTTACATGAAGAGGTCGAAAAGAATAAATTAAAAAATCCACAATTAAGATCTGCACAACAACGCGCCGAAGGTTAGCGCTAATAACTACCAATATAAAAAAAAGAAAGAGGGCTTTTAAGCCCTCTTTTTATTTGACAGGCCATTAAATATAAGCTATTCTATGAGCTGTGGATTGCGACAGTATACATCTTACTAAAAAAACCAGAGCTAAGAAGCCTATTTTATCTAGGTTTCATAACATTTTTTATTATGACTGTGACAGTTTAACCTTTAAAAGGCCAAAATCACTTCGCAAACCAATTTTGGCAAGGATTGCTGACATTTTTCTCTATAAACAAAAAGAGAGAACGGTTTTAGATATAAACCGCGAGATCATCAGAAAGCATTTACCAATACCCAAATCAGGACAAATGAGAGCGTTTTGGGTGAGAGAAATAATGTTCTTAAATAGATTAAGAAAAAAATTCCCAGATAACGATTTCTGGTTGAGAATTGAATTTAAACCCATACCATATGATAAAACAAACCGGAATGGTAGATTGCTAGAGTTAAGAACATTCGCTCAATTTTTTAAATTTCCATTTCAAGATCAGTTAAAACAAAAATATGCTGAGTTTCATTTTAAACTAGATAAAGCCGAGGAAGCTGTGATATATGAAAAAAAGTTTGGCGAAGATGTTAAAACTAGAACGACAATAAAAACAATAAGGAATTTTTTAAATGGCTAGAACAAAAAAGACAGAGACAAGTAAGGGATTAACCCCTAATGAGTTAATAAGCTCTTTTCTTAAAAATAATGAAAAAGATCACTACAACTATGAACAAGAGCATGATTATAAAGTTTCAAGCGGAAGTTTAGTAGTGGACTATGAGTTAGGCGGAGGATTCGGCCCCGGCTTACATAGGTTTACTGGTATAAATGAAGGAGGAAAAACTTCTGAGGCTTTAGAGGTTATGAAGAATTTTCTCAAAACTGTGCCAAACGGAAGAGGTTTTTATATCAAAGCAGAAGGCCGCTTAAGCAAGGAAATGCGATCTAGATCGGGAGTAGATTTCGTTTTTGACTCCGATGAATGGGCAGACGGAAATTGTTTTGTGTTTGAGTGCAATATATATGAGACGGTAGTGGAGGCTTTACGGATGTTAGTAGGGAAAAATACAGAAGGAACTAAATATTGTTTTATTTTGGACTCTGTTGATGGGCTTATTGCTAAAGGAGATATAGATAAGCCTTTTGTAGACTCAAAGAAGGTCGCAGGAGGCGCTGTAATCGCTTCTGATTTTATGAAGAGGGTAAGTATCGCTTTAGCAAAAAGAGGGCATATGGCTATATTTGTAAGCCAAGTTAGGGCAGATATAAAACTAGACCCATACAGTAAAGCTCCAATAAGACAAACATCAGCAACAGGGGGCAACGCATTATTGCATTTTGCTAATTTTATTTTAGAATTTGAGCCATGTTTTAAGACTGATCAAATTTTACAAAAGCCAAATGAAAAATACGATCAAGAGAAGAATAAAATTATTGGTCGTTATGCAAAAATAACAGTTAAGAAAAGCCCAAATGAAAAGACCAACTCTATTTTATCCTATCCTATTATTTATGGTAGAAAAGGAGGTAAAAGCATTTGGATCGAAAAAGAAATTTTAGATATGATGTTTCTTTGGGACTTGGCTAATAAAAAAGGAGCAGGCTGGATAGAGTTTGATGAAGACTTTATCGGAATGCTTAAAGAGCAGAATATGGATTTTCCTACTAAGATTCAAGGGGAGGCTCAACTAGCATCTTTCCTTGAAGAAAATAAAGATGCGAAAGAGTTTTTAGTTTCTTACTTTAAGAAAATGCTGATTAGTAGCTATGGTGTTTAGAACTTTATATGGTTCTAGTCGCAAGGTAAAAGCGTCTAAAAAATATTTAATAGACTGGGAAGCTCCCAGTAAAAGTAAAATTCAAGCGGCAGTTAAAATATTTTTAAAAAAATATTGGGAACACGACATAGTATTTGAAGAGTTTCCATTAGTTGGAAGTAGAATGACTTTTGATTTTTATAATGCAACTAAAAATATCATATTAGAAGTCCAAGGAAAACAGCACACGAAGTATGTTTCTTTTTTCCATGGCAATAGTAAAATAAATTACCTAAAGCAGCTTAAAAGAGATCAAGATAAATTGAAGTTTTGTGAAATTAATGAGATTGATTTTTTTGAATATTTCCAAGGGGAAAATGAGATAGAAGACCTTTACAAAATATTGAATTTATAGGCTTTTAAGTGTAAAATATATAATATGTCTGACGATTCTAATGAAAAGAAAACTTTTAGTATCCCAGAGAGCTTTCTAGATAAAATGTATGAGTTCACTGGCAACGGTGACGATGGGGGTTTCATACTGGCTTACGTTAATCAGAACGGAGAGGCTATGATTCAGTGCAAAATAGGCTCTCAAATCATTGAAATGGGCTTAAGAAAAGCACTTGAGCGTTTTCTTGAGGACATGGAGCTTGGAGAAAAGACGGCAATCGAAGACGACCCTGATTCCACGGGTACTTAACACTTGACATCGCTTGTTAGTTAGTGTAAGCTAGTTTCCGTATGATTCATAATCTAGAATTAGAACAACATTTGCTAGGAGGTTTATTTAGGCATCCAGAACGCTACGGTGAAATAGCTGGGTTCATTGATCCAGACGATTTTTATGCTGATGACAGTAAAATGAATCGTACTATTTTCATGACTCTAAGGCAATGCTTGGAGAATGGCGAAGCAGTTGACCCCACTGTTGTAGCAGAAAGGATAAAAGACTATAATATTACTTTTGGTAAAGATATAGCAATTGGTGAGTATTTATATGCCTTGTCTCTTCGCTCCGTCTCTTCTGATCAAATAAAAACAATTGCTGAAGATTTAAAAAAATATACAATACGTCGTAATATTTTTGAGTCTGCAAAAAAAGTCGGAGATAAAGTAAGAAAAATAGATCCTGCAACTTCTTATGTGGACATAATTGACCAAGCAGATGAAATTTTTAATAGTAAGATTAATTTCTTTGACAATGGACCCGATGTTCCCGTTGATATTTTTAATGAGATGGAACATTTTATTGAAGAAAGAGGCGAGAATCCACAAGAAGACTATGGTTTAGCTGGCCCATACAAAAGGATGAATGAGCTCTATGGCTCATTGTTGCGCCCCGGCAACATTACTGTTTTTGTCGCGCGGTCTGGAGTTGGCAAAACTAGATTGGTTTTAGATTTTTGCACTAAAGTATCTCAAGAGCATCAAGTTCCAGTTTTGCACTTCGACAATGGAGAAATGAGCAGGGAAGAGTTGATAGTTCGCCAATGCTCTGCAGTCTCAGGGGTAAGTCCTTATCATTTGGAAACAGGTAAATGGAGGCAAATGGGAGATGATATAGTTGAAAAAGTTAGAGAGGGAATGAAAAAGGTTAAACAATCTAATGCGAAGCTGTATTACTATAATGTAGGAGGTTATACCGTTGATAAAATGATCTCTACTTTACGCAGATTTTATTACTCTAAGGTAGGTCGAGGTAATCCTATGATTTTTTCTTTTGATTATATAAAAACATCATCTGAGTCCCAAGGTTCAAAATCTGAGTGGCAGATTGTGGGAGAGATGGTGGATAAGTTTAAAAAAACAATTCAAAAAGAAATATGCATTGATGGTCAGCCTTTGATACCTATGATTACTTCTGTACAAAGTAATAGGTCTGGAGTAGTTAATAACCGTAGGGCTGAAAACATAGTCGATGATGAAAGCATTGTTTCTCTGTCTGATCGTATAACTCAGTTTTGTTCTCATATGTTTATTTTAAGAGAAAAGACTTTAGACGAGAGGGAGGCAGAGCCGGAATTTGGAACTCATAAAGTAATAAAAATTAAAGCCAGACATTTAGGAAAGTTAGCCAAAAGAGCGATTGACCCTGTAAGAATGCAAGATGGGTCCATGAAGCAAAATGTAATTCATTTTAATATGAACGGGTTTCAGATCGAAGAAATAGGAGATCAAGTTGACTTAGTAGAGGCCCAAGGGGCTGACTGGGAGATGAATGA